GCTGAAAATATGAAGTCAACGGTTGTTCCATTTCGAAATGGAATTATGTTGGCTCTTGCTGCTGGATTTGCTGAAAGTAGAGGATTTAATATAATAGCAATTGCGAACCATGCCGGCGACCATGAACTCTACTCAGATTGTCGTCCTGGTTTTATCAAGAGTTGTAAGGAAGCAATCAAACGTGGAACAGATAAAAAGGTTGTCCTGCAAGCTCCTTTTACACATTTCACTAAAACCGAGATTGTAAAGTTGGGTTTTGAAATAGGTGCTCCTTTAGAATTGACTTGGAGTTGTTATAAAGGAGAAGAGAAGCATTGCGGCAAATGTGGAACGGATTTAGAGAGGATTTCTGCATTTAAAGAGAATGGTTTGATTGATCCAGTTGAGTATGAAATTGATATTGATTGGGTAGGATGTAGAGGATTAGAAGATGCCTCTTCCTAAAGATCCACAAAAAGCCGAGGAATATAGAAAAAGACATTCAGTTATAATGTCTGCTGTAAATAAACGAATTGGTAGGACGCTTCCAAGAGAAACAAGAACTTGTGCTTATGAGAAATGTAATGAAACTTTTGAGTGCCCTACGAGCAGTACTCGTAAGTATCATTCTCGTAAATGTTGGATTGAAGATAAGAAAGGGAAACCACTTTCATCTTCATGTAGGGAAGGATCTATTAGAACGAACAAAGAGAGAAAAGGAAAAACATATGAAGAACTCTATGGAGATCGGGCTGAAGAAGAAAAGAAGAAACGTAAAGAAGGTAACAGGAATTCACCCAAACATAAAATTCGATCTTTTCTACAACAAGCTGCTATGATAAAACTTATTGAAAGTAAAAGAGGCAAGACTTACGAAGAGATTTATGGAGATAGAGCTGAGATTGAATTAAGGAAGAGATCAGAAACTCATACTAAGAGATGGGATAAAATAGGACGGAAGTGTGATGATAGACCTTATCAAGGATGTAATGCCGATTATGGTAGATGGAGAAAAGATGTATTTGAGAGAGATAACTACACCTGTCAAATTTGCAAACGGTGGGGAGGGAAACTTAACGCTCATCATATAAAATCTTGGGCTAAATTTTTGGATGAAAGATATAATGTTGCAAATGGAGTAACACTGTGTGTAGAATGTCACAAGGTTGTTAGCAAGTTAATGCGTGAATTAAAAATTTCTGATTCACAGATAATAGTAGAAGTCCTAACTGACTACTACTAATTAGTGGAGGTCTTTGAAGAGACACAGTCCTACTAATAGCAATTAGGCAGTATAAGAAAGGATTATATGTCAACCTCATATATACATTCAGCAAATTTGCTTACCGGAAATGCAAATTTTGGATTAGACTTTGTGAGACAAGGTCGAGCTACAACTTTGGAAACTTTTTGGAAGAAGGATGCAATAGCAAAGCTCCTTGATACTAATCCGGATATAAAGATCTTTCTCGATTCAGGTGCTCACTCTCTTTTGAATGCTCAAGTAGGTCTTATTGGTACAGGAGATACCGTCAAGACTGATAAGAAAGATAGCCAGACATTTACAAGAGAAGAGTTTGCCAATAAGCTTACGGTTAATCAGAGAATCAACTACGCATCCAAGTCGAGTGGAGCAGTGCAATTTTTTGCAGATTGGTCATTTAATCAGAATGCAGATGTGAGAAAATATTTAGATGAGTATATTGAGTTTATTCATAAGTACAAGAGTCAGTTAGTTGGGTATGTTAATTTAGATATCATCTACAACGCAGAAGAGTCCTGGGAGAATCAGAAGTATATGGAGAGTAATGGGCTTCGGCCCATTCCCGTATTCCATTATGGAGAAGATTTCAAATGGTGGAGAAAGTACGTAGATAATTACGAATATGTCGGTATAGGCGGAGTAGCCGGGGGAATTACACTTCAACAATTTGTTACATCATTAGGAAATAAGGCATTTGAGTATATTGCTGAAACTAATCCAGAAGTGAAAGTACATGGATTTGCTGTAACTTCAGTTAATCTGATAAAGCGCTTTCGATTTTATAGTGTAGATAGTACAACCTGGTTAAAGCATGCAGCATACGGAAATATTATGGTGCCAAAATATGATGTGGTGAATAAAAGGTTTGACTATTGCTTGACACCTTTTGTTATATCTGTATCTGATATTTCGATGGTTAAGGCATCTAAGAATCCACACTATACTATTGCTTTTCCTTCTCAGATAATTGAGAGAATAGAAGAGTATCTCAACTTGGTAGGGCTTGATAAAGAAAAACTTAAAACAGATAATGTTGAGAGAGGAAAAGCAAATGTTATTTACTTTGAGAACATGCTAAAGGATGAGTGTATTTACAAACATTCGAAACTTAAAAGTGATAATCGACTTTTTTAGGGCATGTAGATGATAAGAAAAATACGTTTATTGTTGAGAAAATTATACTGGGCGATATCTGGTAGATGTGTGAAGTGTGGTGTGAAAAAGATTAACTGGGGCTATTATAGTAGTGGGCTGGGGGCTTGTCCACTGTGTGATATGAAGGTGCATGAAAGTAAAGCATACCAGATATTCTGTCCATCTATGGTAGAAAATGCTTTAGAAGAATATAAAAGAATTTGGAATACAGATATGAGAGAAAGGGTAGAAAATGAAAGTTAATCGAGCTAAATTTGTAGAAGTTCTTGGAAGATTGTCCCCAGCTCTTGGGATCAATATACTTGTGCCAGAGTTTCAGTATTATCAGATTGACGGAGATCATGTTCAGACCTTTGATGGAGTTTTGATAGCTGACTCGATGTTTCCGATGGATACAGGTCTTAAGTGTTCAATTCCTAGAGAAGTTCTTAGTCTTTTAACCTCTCTTGATATAGAAGAGATTGATTTGGCGGTTAAAGATGATGAGTTACAGATAAGGACTACTAAACTTGAAGGGAAATTTTCTATACTGGCTCCACCGAAGTTTCAATCACTATATACAATGGATAAAGGTATGATACTTGTTGATCCAAAATTGATAGATGATGTAGTAGAGGGGCTCGGTTTTTGTAGATTTGGAGTTTCTAAAGATGCTACAGCGGGGCCGAAGTGCGGTGTTCAGATTAATAGAGATACTATTTTTAGTACCGATCGATATAGGGTCGTAAAGTGGGATTTAAGTGGTGATTCCGGACTTACGTGTTCGATGCCCCTTAAGTTTATTGATTTGTTAAAGAAGAACCAAAATAAGATTTCTAAACTAGGATGTCTAGAGGATGAAAGTTTTGTTGCAATTTTGGATGATGGAACTTATATCTCCACCTGTCTATTGCAAGGTGATTATCCGGATCTCTTACAATACTTTCCTGATAAGGCAGATTATGAGCAGATAGAGTTTGGAGAAAAGTTAGCAGTGGTTATTGATAGACACCTGGCCTTGCTCAAAGATATGAATCCACTTGATCGAGAAATGTTGATTGAGATCAAAGAGGGAATTTGTACTCTTACTTCTAAAATGCCTGAGAAATCCAATCTTGTTGAGCATATAGATGTGAAAATGGATGAGAGTTCGGAGATAAGTTTTTCGATTAATCCTACTTTTTTGAAAGAGATATCAAATAGATGTTCGAGTTTTAGATATTTCGATGGGGGTTTGATTTTGTTTGAGGCGGATAAGCTGCAGTATTTGATGCGGGCGGGAAAATGATAAAAACGAAATCTTTAGAAGCAAAGAACCACATGATGACGTGTACACTCAGGGAACACCATTCCTGTCCTGGGCTTTGCTTTTATTTGATGTGGTTGGGAAAGGTGAGTTAATATGGATGGAATTAAATTTTTGTACGTACGAGGCAGCAGTTATCAAGTGCTATCCGAGCCATTGTCTGAAGCAGAGGACTTGAAGTTTATTAAGAGTGGCGGAAGTATTTTTCAGATCAAGGGTGAAGTTCTTGGTAGGAAGGGCGTACAATCGTGTACCAAGTGGTATTTTAAGGATTCTAAACCATGCAAACGCTCGGTAACTTCATTTCATTTTTGAGATAAGGAGTTATGGTATGTTGATAGTTCAATCAAAAATAATGAAGTGTTGTTGAGGGGTAAGTAGAAGATGTCGAAACAGCCTACATTTTTCATGAGTGAATGGGAAACTTTTCAAAAGGAACATCCCGAAAGATTTACAAGAAAACGAGGAGGTTCAACTAAGAAAAAGCGTCCCAAGAAAGTTTACGATTGTAGTACCTGCGGTCTCTGTGATAAGTGTCGAAGTCCTAAGATAGAAAGGTTTGGAGAAGGAAGAAAGAAGATTCTGTTTGTTGGCCAATGTCCGGGAGGAGTAGAGGATAGAGGTGGGCGGAATTTCATCGGTCCTTCGGGCAGACTTCTTAGTAAGAACTGTGATTACTCAGGCATTGATTTGGATATAGATTGTGAGAGAGCTAATACTGTTCGATGCTATCCGGGTAAAGATGCAAAAGGAAAGGATAAAGATCCAACAAAAGAACAGATTAAATGTTGTTTGCCTAATCTTGAAAAGGATATCCAGGAAGTTCAGCCCAAACTAATTATCTGTCTCGGAACTCCAGCTATACAGGCTGTTTTAAAATCCTCAGTTTTTGGCCGTCCTCCAATAGCCAGTGTGTTGCATGGTAAAGTTTTTCCTTATCATAAGTATAACTGCTGGGTTGGTTGTGCATATCATCCTTCCTTTTTCCTTCATAGAAAGAATAAAGAAGATGTGCCTGATGATGAGATAATTTTTTCTTATGATATGGCTAATATAGTAAGCTATCTTGATGAACCTCTTCCTCAACCCCTCACTTCAGAAGGAAATAGATGTATTACTAATGTTGATGAGGCAATTGCTGCAATAGAGCGATACTGTGATTATGATAAGCCGGTATCTTTTGATTATGAAGCCAATACATATGATTCTTTTCGGAAAGATGCAAAGACGGCTTCAATATCATTTACTGATGACATCAATTATGCTGATTTTATTCCTCTTGGTATTGGTAGCATATTTACTGAGAAGGAGCATACAAAAATTTCAGATGTTTGGAGGGAATTTTTGAAAAGTGGCACACCTAAGATTTGTCAGAATTATTATATGGAAGAACTGTGGGGGCGTAATCTTTTTGGGCAGCCAATGAACAATTTCATCCATGATACAATGGTAACTGCTCATGTGATTAACTGTAATGCAAGGACAACGGGATTAGCTTATCAGGCCTTTGAGATGACAGGGCACGAGTATAAGAATATGGTTGACGTGAAGGATATATTTAATCAGCCTGTTGAGAAAGTATGTGATTATAACTGTTGGGATTCTCGGTATACAATAATGTCATATAAAAGACAGATATCTTTGTTAGAGGGAAATTTAAAGAAATTCAATGACTTTTTTATTCAGTGTTTGATTACACTTGCTAATTATAAGTATCATGGCATTCAGATAGATGAAAAGGTTTTGAAGGATATTGAAGATGATTTCAAAAAGGAAGTAGAAGAGAGTAAGGCAGCTGTTGTAGGTTCTAATGCTGTTATAGAATATAATGAACTTGAAGTTAATAAAGAAAAACCATTTGATATAAATTCACCGGCACAAATTGGTAAAGTGCTTTATGGTATTTGTGGAGTACCTCTTACAAAGAACCGCCAAACTTCTACTGGCAAGGGCCGTACAACTAAGGAGGTGTTTGCAGAAATACTTAGTACGTCAGATGACCCTCAAGTTCGGAGGATTTTAGGAAATGTAACTGCATATCGAAGTAATATAAAAGTATTAGAAAGAGCTATTGAGTACCGTCGACTTGTTGATCCTAGTTGGCGAGTTCATCCATCGTTCAATCTTAATATTGCTCGGTCTTATAGATCTTCGGCTGATGGTCCAAATATACAGAATGTTTTTAAACATAATTTACGGCAGAAAACATTTAGAAGGTGTATTGTTCCAAGGCAAGGTCATATTTTTCTTGAACCAGATTACTCGGGTGCAGAAATCTGTGTTGCTGCAATGATTTCAAAAGATCCTGTGCTTACAAAGCAAATTCAAGATGGTATCAATATCCATTGGATGTGGGCAAGTAGGATTTTTAGTAGAGAGGGACAGGAATACGATAAATCAGTGAAGTATAAGGCATTGAGGAATAAGTCAAAAAATAGATTCTTTTTTCCAAGTATTTATGGAGCGGTGCCAGCTTCGATTGCTCGTTCACTGGGACTTGCTACTGATTTCGTTATAGAGGTTCAGAATAGATTTTGGGAAGAATATTCTTATATCAAAGAGTGGCAGCTCAAAACTATTCATGATTATCAAAAAACTGGATATGTTGAGATGGTTACTGGAGCAAGGCGTCCAGGTCCTTTAAATATAAATAAGCTGTATAATACTCCTATTCAAGGTCCTGCATATCATTTACTGCAAGATTCTGGCAATAAGATTGATAAAGAGTTAACTAAACGGAAGTATAGAACTTTGTCAGTTGCAGAAATTCATGATGCTATTATTTTAGATACCTATGTTGATGAGATGGAAGAAGTTATCAATTTAGGTGAAAAGATTATGTGTTCGAAAAGATTTGATTGGCAGGGAGACGTTCCGATGAGCGTTGAGTGGGAATATGGAGATAAGAATTGGAACAGTATGTCTGGCTTATAGAAATGAGATTTTAGTGTAGAATTTACTGGAGTACAGGAATTTTATAGTATAATTATAGTAAAGGAGGTGGTATTTATGTCACTTTATCAAACTGTTCGGCCAGATGATTTAGATGAAATAACAGGCAACTCAATTGTTGTTGGTGGTCTTAGAAATATATTGAGAAAACCTGCTGATTCACGCCCTCATACTATATTACTGAGAGGGCCATCGGGTTGTGGAAAAACTACAATAGCTCGTATTCTGGCTAATGAATTTGGGTCTAATGAAGATTCAGTATTTGAACTAAATGCTGCCAATACTAATGGAGTTGATACTGTTCGGGAGTTGGACAAAACTGCACATTTGTTAGGTCTTGGGGGTCATGCTAAGACGTATATTATTGACGAATCCCATGAGTTGAGTGGAAGAGCCCAAGAATGTTTCTTGAAGATAATAGAGGATAATCCTCCACATTGTTATTTTATTTTCTGTACAACAGATCCAGAAAAGCTTATTAGGACTATTCGAAATAGATGTACGGAGTATGAAGTTGGTCTTTTGCAGGAAAATGAAATAATAGAAGTTCTTAAAAGGGCTTGTCAGAGGGAAGATTTGAATGTTTCCTCTGATATCATAGAAGCAATAGCATATACTTGTGACGGATCGCCAAGAGCGGCTTTAGTTTCATTAGAGCAAGTTGCTGGAATAACTGATATTGATGAAGCACTTGAACTGATAGTGAGTGGGACGGAGAGGGATGCCACTGTTCTGGATTTACTTAAATTGATGGTAATGTCCCCCGAGGTGAGAAGAAAAAAGTGGAAGAGAATTATTACGACATTTGATGCTATTGATGAGGATAGTGAAAGGATTCGTCGATCTATTTTAACATTTCTGTACAATAAACTTAAGAAATATGATACCGTTGAGGATGCTTTGGATATAACTCATTTACTGAAGATTTTTTCGACGAATACCTATTATGGAGGAAAAAGTCAGTTAGGTGCTCTCGTAGCGAGAGCTTGTTTTGAAACTTGGAAGAGTTAAAGAATTGAGATAGATAATATTAACATTTAATTTGGAGACAAAATAATGGACGATGCAAGAGCAAAGGCACTGAGTGCTGGTGCCAATATGAGTACAGGAGGTGTCAATTTTAATTATGTTGATACTGCTAAGTTGGATCGGATGGGTATTAATAGATACGATACCAAAAAGCCAAAAGGTAATAATTTTATACGGATAGTGGCACCGGATACATCCGGTCCGTTTGCTAGAGAGATACATCAACATACTCAGATAGGTGCAAGTAAGGCTACCTATTTGTGTTTAGATAAGATGTATGGAGAGGTTTGTCCCATTTGTGAGCATATCCAGGAGCTCCGTCGGCAGAATGTAAATTCTGATGCAGTAAAAGAACTCCTATCCGGTAGAAGGTTTCTTCTTTTTGTAGTTGATACTACATCCCCGGATACTGAGGATGAGGGACCTAAGTGGTTTGATTGTCCTATTACGATTTATAAGGAAGTTTGTGTCCATTCAGAGGATAGGAGAACTGGTGCAAAGATTGATCCGACAGATCCCGAGGATGGTAGAGATGTTGAGTTTGTTCGGAAGGATGGTAAGAGAACTGACTATGTAGGATTTAAACTTACAAAAACTGAGCCTATTCCAAAGAGTTGGTATGAAGATCTTCCTTCTTTTGATGAGATTCTTTTGAAACCCAATCCTGCTGAAATGGAAGTGGCAGTTAAAGGAGTAAAATCTACTGCTTTTTCAGAAAAGGAATCCACTGCTTCTTCAGAAAAGGAATCTAGCGGGGATAGTCGGCGAAGTGGTAGAAGTCGTGAACGTATTTCTGAAGAAGTTAAGCCTGGTACAGAAGTTAAGGAAGAAGCTACTAAGGAATCCAGTAGAGAATCTCGAAGGGAATCTCGAAGGGAGCCCGAGACGAATGATCAGGATACCGAGCAAGCCACGGCGGTTCAGGGCAAGATAGCCGAAATTCAAAATCGTCGAAGAGCAAGGGAGTAATTATGACAGATGAAGATAAATTAACTCTTCAAGATTTCAGAACAAAGTTACCTCTGGATCGTCTTGAATTGGAACAAGAATGCTGTCAGCAAGCCATTGTTTATGAACATATTAGCTTTGTTGAATCAGAGCTTTCTTTGAAGATTAGAAAAAAGCCTGCTGACTTTGATTTACCTGAAGATAAGAAACCAACTGAGGGCACTATCGTAGCTACAGTTATTGTTCATGAGAGCTATCAAAAGGCTGTTAGCGATTATATTCAGGCGGATAAATTAGCTAACGAAGCGTCTACTCTTTTGGTTTCCGCTGAACAAAGGAAATCTGGTTTGAGGGATCTTGTTCGATTGTATGTTAATAACTACTACTCGCAGGATGATAGTGGGCTTGATACTTCGAATTGGGAGCAGGGTGAGAAAGCAATTCAGGATGCAAGAAGGCGAAGACAAGAAAGTCAAGAAGAAATCAAAGAGGATCATAGGGAGGAATAAATCGTGGCAAAAGAATCTGATATTGAAAAAACTTCTAAAGCGGCAGCAAAAATTATGAATATTCCAGATGTTACCGATTTTTTGCAGACTGGATGCACAGTTTTAGATTTTGCTATTGCAAATAGATTTCCTGGAGGCATACCTATTGGGAGAATCGTCCAGATTTTTGGAGGGTCAAGTACTTGTAAATCTGTGATAGCTTCATCTATTCTTGGATACGCCCAGCGGGCTAAAATGGGAGCATATTATGGGGATATTGAGCATACTTTAGATCCTAAATTCGCCAGTTTTTATGGTTTGGATTTTGAGAAGTTATCGAATGTATCCGATTTTGATGTTGATGATGCTTTTCCGGAAACCATTGAAGGATTTTTTGATGATTGGCTTTCTAATATTATCTTCAAGGATAAGAAGTGCACACAACTAGATAAGAAACCTAAGATAATTGTAACAGATACTATTACTGCTCTTCCTGCTAAGATTGAGGCCGATAAGAAAATGGATGATCAGGGTTACGGTGCGTATCGGGCCAAGCAGTTGTCTTTAGGATACCGGAAGTATTTGAAGCCTTTGTCATATAGTAATACAACTTTAGTGGTTATTGATCAAACAAGAGATAAGTTTGGATCTATATTCGGCGGAGAGTCAGTTCCTGGTGGAAGGGCTCAAGAGTTTTATCCATCAGTTCGTATTCATCTGAAGCATGGGGCACATATAACGAATCCTAAAGATAGGATAGAAGGTGTTTGGACTAATTTTAAGGCTGTAAAAAATAAAGTAGGTCCTCCTTTTAGAGATGGACAATTTGCCATCCTCTTCGATTACGGCATGGATGATATCTCCTCTAATTTATATTTTTTGAGCATGGTACAAAATGGTCCTAAAGCCGCTGTCAATAAGACTCAAAAAATAAATCTTTGGGATGCCGAGATGAAGATGAGTACTTGGATGAATAAGATTGAGACTGAAAATTTGGAGGAGAAGTTACGAGAAGAGGTATGGAAAGTTTGGCAAGAAGTTTACAAGCCTTCGGAAAGAAAGCCTAGAATTTATAGTTGAGGAAATTAGTATGTCTGAGGATGAACGATTTGATTTTGTAGTTAAGTGTTGGGAGAATGATTGTTCTTTTACTGGCACCACAGGAACAGTAACTCATATGTCTTTAGCAACTATGGTAAAGTTATTAGATGAGTTGCCTAAAACCATGATAAAGGCTGTAAGAGTATTGCCCTGCGAGGTACTATCAGAAGGTACTATTG